GTGTATCCTGTAGTAATTAAATCGCAAGATTTGGTTTACAAAACAGGTGTTAATGATAAATTAACTCAATACACAATGGAATTTGAATTTGCTTACGATAAAATAAATAATATAAGATAGTGATTGTACAACTTTATATACAAGGAGAGAGAGTAGATATGTTTGAGGAAGAAAGCATTTCTATTAGCGACTCTATACAAAACGTTAAGGATATTCAGAAGGTTTTTACATCATTTAGTAGAACCTTTAGTATTCCAGCATCTAAAGAAAACAACAAGATTTTTAAACATTATTATAACTCTGATATTGATAATGGTTTTGATGCTCGAATAAGAAAAAAAGCTACTATTGAGGTTAATAATATGCCATTTAAGACAGGTTTTATACAGCTTGAAGGAGTAGACTTAAAAAACAATATTGCTTATAAATACAGGGTTACTTTCTTTGGAGATATTTTAAGCTTAAAAGATTCTATTGGTGAAGATAAGTTAGGTGATTTAGATTTTCCATCTGATTATAACAAGGAATTTAGTCCTAGTCAAATAAAAGATTGGCTTTCCTTTTATGCACAAAGTGCTAACAATAATGTAATAGTACCTTTAATTACACATAGTCAAGAATTATATTACGACAGCTTAGAACAAGAACCACCTGCTGATGGTAATTTATATTGGCACACAGGCAGTGGAACTCACATACACGGAGTGAAATGGAATGAGTTAAAATATGCTATTAGAGTAAACAAAATAATAGAAGCTATTGAGGATAAATATCAATTACAATTTAGTAGTGATTTCTTTAAAAATACAAGTATAGAAGATTTTGACCATTTATTCTTGTGGTTGCATAGAAAATCAGGTAAGGTGGAGAATTTAAATAATGAAGCAACAACAAAGTATGTTGATGAATGGACTAATAATCCCCCAAGTTCTATTGTTTATTTTAGAAATGGGGTTTTTACTTGTAACATATTAGAAGATGATATTGATGTTTTTAGATTGACATTTACACCTTCATCTAATGATAGTTCTAAAGAATATGCTGTCAGAATAGAGAGAAATGGTCAAGTAGACTATTATTCACAAGGAAATACAGGTACATTAATACTAAACGCAGGTAATAATGAGGATTTTACTTATGGTACAGGTTTTAGTAACTATAAGATATTTATTATTAGCGAAGCAATGACATTTGATAGTATAGTTCTTGATGTAGAAGCTGAGGATGCTCTTACTCTTGGAGATGTTGATGTAACTTATAGTACAGGTACTGTTGTTATAGGTTCTGAATTTGAGTTCGTTATATCTCAACAAATGCCAGATATAAAGATATTAGACTTTATTACAGGTTTATTTAAGTCTTTTAATTTAACTGCTTATGTAGAAAACGATATTATAGTTGTTAAACCTTTAAATGACTTCTATGACTCTGGAAAAGGTGCTACATCTGCAACAAGCGGTTGGGATATAACTGAATATATTGATGTAGCAGAGAGTTCTGTAAATGCAAGTACTATTTATAAAGATGTTATTTTTAAGTTTAAAGACACTAAAACCATATTAGCTAATAAGTATGGAGAAATAAATAATAAAACTTGGGGAGAACAATCTTACAAAATAGAACAAGAAAACTTAGCTAGTAATAAAACCTATAAGATAGAACCTCCTTTTGGTAAAATGATGTATGAGAAAATGACTGATAGAGCTGACAATAGTGCTACAAATATCCAATGGGGTTATTCCGTAGATAAAAGTCAGAACGCATATTTAGGTAGTCCTTTATTATTTTACCCTGTATATGTAGCGTTTCCATCCTACGCTTCTTTTATTGATGAGGTAGACCCTGTAACCAACGAGGCTGAAAGTAAAGTTCAAATAAGTGGTGCTAATTTACCTTCTAATTCACCAAGTTTAAATTCAAGTACAAATGCATTTCAATTTAGTTTTAATAATGAGATAAACGAATATAGTTTAAATGCAAGTTTTGATAAAACATTATTTACAGAGTATTATGAAGACTATATCGAGGGTGTTTTTAATAAGAAAAATAGATTAACTAAGGTTAGTGCATATTTACCTTTAAATATAATACTAAACTACAGTCTTGCAGATAGATTTATCATAAAAGACAAATCTTATAAGATAAACTCAATAGATACAGATTTTAANACAGGTAAGTCTGAAATAGAATTGATTGGAGATTTTTAAATAAAACATTATGATAAAAGAGACTTTAGANTTNCTAAAGAGTCAGGATTGGCTGATTGAAGATGAGGATGTAAATATAGCTAAAGGGTTGTATGAAATGCCTTCAAATATAAAAGAATTAAAAACAAACATAAAAAGAAAAAAATTAGTTAGAAATGGCAAATAACAAAGAAGAGATATTATTAAGGTTAAAAATAGAAACTGATAAAGCTAATGCTGCTCTAAAAAAAACCGATGTAGCTATAAAGAAAACTGTACAATCTTTTAAGAACTTAAAAAAAGGAAGTATAGAGTATCAAGAGGCTCAAGCTAAATTAGCTAGTCTTCAAGCTAATTACGCTCAACAATCTTTAAGGTACAATAAAGCGTTAGAAGCTCATATAGGTACTAAAAATAAAGGTTTAACTGGTCTTAGTAGTGCTACAGGAGCAGCTACATCTGCTACACTAGAATTGGGTAGGGCTATATCTGATGCACCTTATGGTATTCGAGGGGTTGCAAATAACTTATCTCAATTCGCTTCTCAGTTTTCTTTTATGACAAACAAGGTTGATGAAACTACAGGTAAGGTTGCTGGTTTTACTGGAGCTGTTAAAAATCTTGGCAAAGCAATAAAAGCTAATGCAGTATTATTACTTATTCAATTAGTTATAGCTGCTTTTGATAAATATTCAGAAAAAATTAGTAAAGCTTCTAAATCTACAAAAGAGTTTTCAGATTTAGTTGGTAAAAAAGCAGGTAAATTATTATTGCTAAAAGATATTATGAATGACTCAAATGTATCTTTAGAAAACAAAAAGAAAATAATTTCAGATGTAAATGAAGAATTTGAAGATTTAAATCTTACTATAGATAAGCAAGGTAAGTTAACCAAAACATCTCAACAAAACATAGATAAACTTACCCAGTCTTTAGTCAAAAATGCTAAAGCACAAGCAGTATTAGAAAGAATAACCAAAGAACAATCAAAAATAGTAGGAATAGAGATTGAAAGGGGTAAAAGAATAGCTGAAGGAGGAGTTGGAGCTTTTAAAGGAACACTAGATGATTTAGAAGAGCAAAGAAAGAAATATATTGATAGAACTAAAAAACAAATAGATAATAGTAACCTATCAGAAATTCAAAAAAAGAAAGCTTTAGAAAAATATATGAAAAGCTCTTCTATGCAAAGATTTGATGATTTGGCTAATTTTAGGTCAGAAGACATACAAGATGCTAAGGATAGAATTAAAGAGTTACAAAAAATAATTACGAATGAATCACTTTTCTCTGTATTTGAAGATGAAGGTAAGGGTGAAGGTAAAAAGTCAAAAATACCCCTATTTGCAACACCTGAAGAATTAGAATTAGATGTAAAAAATCAACAAAAAGCTCTTGATAAACTTTATAATCAATCAAATTTACAATTAATAAAAAACAAGGAGAGTAAAGAATTATCTGAAGCAAAAACAGAGGAAGAGAAGAAGAAGATAAGAGATAGGTATGAAAAAATAAGGTTAGATGCACAGATAGAATATGAAAAAACACAATTAGAGTTATCTAAAGAAACTGAGATAGAAAAAGCAAGAGTTAAAACTAAAGAGCATCAAGATGATTTAGATAGGCTTTTTGAGAAATTTGAAGTTGAAGTTGAAAACCAAAAAAAATTAGGTAAAATAACACCTAAAAAAGCAACATCATTAATAGAAGGTGCTAGAACCAAAACTGATAAAGCTAAAGTTGATGCAGGAACAGAGCTTGAATCTACAGTAAAAAGTATAGAAGATGCATATTCTCCTTTGTTTACTGTTTTCGAGACTTTAGCTAAGGCTAGAAAAAATGCTTTAGGAATAGGAGATTCTGAAGAATCAAAAAAGTTAGGTGAGTTTTTCGATAAGATAAAGCAGGGTATGAAAGTAGTTTCTGATTTTATGAATTCAGAATACGATAGACAATTAACTATAGAGCAAAATAAAACCAATGTTCTTAACGGAGAATTAAATCAAAGACTTATAAGTGAACAACTCAGTGCTGATGAAAGAAAAAAAATACAAAACCAAATAGCACAAAATGATGAGGATTTAAGAAAGAAGCAAAACAAAATAAAAAAGAAACAATTTGATACTCAAAAAGCATTTAACATATCTACAGCGTTAATAGATACAGCTGTTGCGACTGTGGGTGTTATGAGAGATTCTCCTGGTGGTTTTTTTGCTAGACTTGCACAAGCTTTACCAACAATAGCTTTTGGATTAGCACAAGTTGCGTCAATATCAAGACAAAAGTTTCAACCTGAAGCAGCATCTACACCAACAAGAGTTTCAAGTAGTAGTGGTTCTAGCAGTACACAAAGCAGACAACCTATATTTAACATAGTAGGTCGTAACGATAGTAACCAATTAGCAGATGCTATACAAGGTCAATTTAATCAACCATTAAAAGCTTATGTGGTTTCTAAGGAGGTTACAAGTCAACAACAATTAGATTTAAACATACAATCATCGGCATCAATATAGAACAGATATTGTAGTAGTTAGTTATCAAAATATAGAACGATTATTATGAAAGATTTAGATACAATAGAATTATTTATAGACGACACTAAAGAGGATGATGGCATAGAAGCTATCTCCTTAGTGGAGTTCCCTGCAATAGAAGAAAACTTTGTTGCATTAAGTAAGCATAAAGTAGAGTTTAAAACAGTAGATTCTGAAAAAAGAATTATTGTTGGTCTTGCATTAGTTCCAGATAAGCTCATATATAGACGTAGAGGCGATTACGAGTACAATATAGTGTTCTCTAAGGATACTGTAAGAAAAGCGTCTGAACTATACTTAAAACGTCTTAAATTAAACAATGCGACATTAGAACACGATGACCAAATGACAAGTGGTGTTTCTGTTATAGAGTCCTGGATAGTAGAAGACCCTGAGAAGGATAAAACTGCTTTATATGGTTTAAATGCTGTAGAGGGTGCTTGGGCAGTAACTATGAAGATAGATAACGAAGATGTTTGGGAAGATGTTAAGCAAGGAAAGTATTTAGGGTTATCTATTGAAGGTATGTTTAGCGATAACGTAGAAGATGAAGAAGAAGTAGAAGCATCTCAGGTATTGGATGAATTAAAGAAGTTACTATCTGAAGATGTAGAATTGGAATCTTATAGTGATTATCCTGAAAGTGCATCAAACAATGCTAAAAGAGCTTTGAAATGGAAGAAAGAGAATGGTAGTTCTTGTGGAACTTCTGTTGGTTGGACAAGAGCAAGTCAATTAGCAGGTAAAAAACCATTAAGTAGAGANACTATTGCTCGTATGGCATCTTTTAAGAGACACCAACAACATAAAGACGTTCCTTATTCAGAAGGATGTGGTGGTTTGATGTGGGATGCTTGGGGAGGAACAAGCGGTGTTGAATGGGCAATAAGAAAGCTAAAACAAATAGATAAGAAGTAATATGAGAGCAGTTTATTGTAAATGTAAGAACACTTACTCTATCAAGTGTGATAAAGGCAAGAGTAAAGATTGTAAAGCACCTTACTATTGGAAACAAGGTATAGGTAGTATATACAAGGAAGAAGATAACGATAAATAAAATCTATAAAAACAGGACACTAAAATAAGTAATAGTTATATTAATATAAATCAATAAGTATGAAAGCGACAGAAATCCTTAACAATGTTAAAGAGCTTTTAAATCTTTCTAANGAAGANTTGAAGGCTGAAGAAGTTAAAGAAGAAGTGAAAGAGGTTGTACTTGCTGAAGAACCTAAAGAAGAGGTTGTTCTTGAAGAAGAAGCATCACCTAAAAAAGAAGCAATCGCAGAAGAGGAAGGCGAAGCTCCTGTACAGGCTTATGTTACTTCTGAAGAGTTATCAGCAGTAAAATCAGAATTAATGGCAATGATTAAAGCGTTAATCGAAGATAAGCCAATGGGGGATGTTAAAGAAGTTCCTGAAGAATTATCTGAAGAAAAAGAAGTTGAACTTTCTAAAGAAGAGAAAGAGGTTGAATTATCTGAGGAAGTAGAAGAAGTTGTACACTCTCCAGAAAATGCAATCGAAACTAAGAAAAGTTTATTGTCTAACCTAAACAGACCAATGAGTACTCAAGAAAGAGTAAACAGAATGTTATTTAATTAAAATTATAAAAAATGGCTACTACTACTAGTATTACTACTACTTACGCAGGAGAATCAGCAGGAAAATATATCTCTGCTGCACTTTTATCTGGTAACACTATTGCAAATGGAGGATTAACTATCCGTCCAAATGTAAAATTTAAAGAAGTTGTAAAAAGATTGGAATTAGACGGAATCGTAAAAGATGGTTCTTGTGATTTCAACGATACATCTACTTTAACATTAACTGAGAGAATTTTAGAACCAAAAGAATTACAGGTTAACTTAGAATTATGTAAGAAAGATTTTCGTTCAGATTGGGATGCTATCCAAATGGGATACTCTGCATTTGACAGCTTACCTTCTTCTTTCCAAGATTACNTAATTTCTTATGTTGCTGCTAAAGCTTCTCAAAAGAACGAGCAAAACATCTGGAATGGTGCTGATGCTAACGAAGGAGAATTTGATGGTTTCTCAGCTTTATTAGCTGCAGATGCTGACTTACCAGCTGACCAAGAAGTTGCAGGAACTACAGTAACTGCTGCAAACGTAATTGAAGAGTTAGGTAAAGTTGTAGATGCTATTCCTTCTGCATTATACGGAAGAGATGANTTATACATCTATGTTTCTCAAAACATCTTTAGAGCTTACAAGAGAGCTTTAGGTGGATTCCAATCAGGAGGTCAAGGAGCTGCAGGTGTTAACGCACAAGGTAACAACCAAGACATTAACGTTTTATACTTTGATGGTGTAAAAATCTTTATGGCTAATGGTCTACCTAACAACAAAATGATTGCTACTACTAAAGATAACCTACATTTCGGTACTGGTTTATTATCAGACCACCAAGAAGTTAAGTTATTGGATATGGGTGATTTAGACGGAAGTCAAAATGTAAGAGTTATAATGAGATTTACTGCTGGTGTTCAATACGGAGTAGTTGAGGATATTGTAACTTACGGAATTACAAACTCAGCTAACTAATAATTAGCACTTAAATTAATACAAA